TTGATATGTCTACAACCGAAATGCTTGGATAATTGTAATAATTTTCTTATAATATCAAGAAAAGGTTACCATGACTCGAAAACTAGATAAAGAGCATTTAGATGAAATTCAAGCATTGCGAGAAGCGTTTGTAAAAAATTCTAGTGCATTAGGAAATATTGCTATCGAATTACATGTTGTTACGCAACAACAAGCACAATTAGAACAAGAACAACAAAATCAATTACAACAATTTGAAACATTGCGACAACAAGAATCTGCATTGCTACAAAAAATGCGTACAAGATATGGCGATGGACAAATAAATATTTCTGAAGGTACATTTACTCCAACGGATGGTTTGGCTCAATAATATCATATTTATTTTAAAATCATAGGAGTAATAAAATGGCAGAAAGAATAGTTTCGCCTGGCGTATTTACGAATGAAGTAGATCAATCGTTTTTAGCCGGCGGAGTAGCACAAATTGGTGCGGCAATAGTAGGTCCAACAGTAAAAGGACCTGCATTGATTCCTACACAAATAACTTCATATGGACAATTTGAAAATATCTTCGGTGGGTATACTGATGATGTAAATTCTTATGTACCATATGTGGTTCAAGATTATTTGCGTAATGGGAATGTAATTACAGTAACACGTTTATTGTATGAAAATGGATATAAATTAACAAATGGAGCATTAGCAATAGTTGCATCATCTGGTTCTGTTAATGTTGTAACACATGTATTGCATCCAGTGCAAGCAGTAACTACAAATGGCGCTAGCAATGTATTTCAAAATTCCATAATACAAAATGGTACAAGTGGTTCATTTGCAATTACAGTATCAGGATCGTTTTCGGTTGCAACTGGAACCGATGCATCTGCCATTGGATTCAATGGTTCATTTAATGTATCACAAGCAACTGCAATTTCTGCTTCAATATTTACGGCAGGAGTAAATGTAAACAATTACATTAGCAATGTGTTTACAACAAATCCGAAATCTACAGCATATCCAGTATATGTGATATATGAAAATCGTAACGCAAATTCATTATTTAATAGTTTAGGTGCAGTAACAGTATCATTGCAAATACTTTCAAATTATGAAATGTTGCAAGATTATAACACTGCATCAACGCCGTGGATTATGTCGCAAAAAATTGGTAGCATTGCAACTAATTTATTTAAATTACATACATTGTCTCATGGTACATCAGTTAATTCAGAAGTAAAAGTAGGAATACGAGACATTCAAACTTCAACCGAAGTAACAGATCCAAATGGGTATCCAACGTTTACGGTAGTAGTTCGAAAAGTAAATACAGCTAATATTCCAAATACACCGTATGCATCGCAAGATACAGATGCAGCACCGGACGTAGTTGAAACATATGTTAATTGCAATTTGAATCCATCTTCTCCAAATTATATAGCAAGAAAAATTGGTAATCAATATCAAACCATCAATGATTCAAATCAAATTGTTATAAATGGAGAATATGCAAATTTATCAAGATACATTCGAGTAGAAGTTACAGATGCAGTTGCAAATAAAGCAATTTCTAATACATTGTTTCCATTTGGATTCCGTGCCGTTAATTCACCAATACCGATGGTATCTGGTACATTAAATTTATCTGCAGCAACATATAAAACATCGCAAGATATTAGTGGAGTAGGATATAGTTCTAACAATTATTTTGGATTTGACTTTACTGCAACACCAAACTTAGCATATTTAGCTCCAGTTCCGACATCAGGTTCAACTACTGGTAGCAATTCTGATTTTGATATGGGTAATATTACACAAGATGCAAGTGCTGGATTTCCTACGATTGCTCCATATAGCGGTTCTTTGCAAGCAGCATTAACGGGATCGACATTTACAACTAATGTTGCTGTTAGTACTCGTAAATTTATTGTTCCATTCCAAGGTGGATTTGACGGCGCTCGTCCTAATTTACCAAAATATTCTGGAGCTAATATTTCTGCAACTAATACGTTTGGGTTTGATTGTTCGTCAACAACTAGTACGGGCACTGTTGCTTATAATAAAGCATTTACATTGTTATCGAATACAGATTATTATGACATGAACATGTTGTTAACTCCAGGTATTATTCATAGCATTCACCCTGCAGTAACATCATTGGCTAGAAATTTAGCTGAAATGCGGCAAGATACATTCTATGTAATGGATTCAAATGTAATCTCAGATTCAATTGCAACCGTAGCTACTCAATTAACAACATTGGATAGTAATTATACAGCAGCATATTGGCCATGGGTACAAACACCAAATGTAAGTAATGGCGCACCTATTTTTGTTCCGCCATCAGTAAAAGTTCCTGGAGCATTAGCATTCAATGATAAAAATAGTGCACCATGGTATGCACCTGCAGGATTAAACCGAGGTATATTGACTGCATCTGATACTAAACCTAGACTTACTCAATCAGATCGAGATACATTGTATCAAGCTCGTATTAATCCTATTGCGTTCTTTGTAAATGAAGGAGTATGTGTATGGGGTCAAAAGACACTACAGGCTCGACCAAGCGCCTTAGACCGAGTAAATGTACGGCGATTACTTATTGCGGTTAAGAAATTTATTGCATCTTCAACTCGTTATTTAGTATTTGAACAAAATACAGATGTAACTAGAAGTAGATTTTTAAATATTGTTAATCCATATATGGAGTCGGTACGTGCTAATCAAGGTTTATATGCATTCCGAGTTATCATGGATCAAACAAATAACACTCCGGATCTTGTTGATCAAAATATATTGTACGGACAAATATTTTTACAACCAACTAGAACGGCTGAATTTATTGTATTAGACTTTAATATTCAACCAACTGGAGCCGCATTTGGATCAGGGCCAGCATAAAAAGTAATTTATTTTTTAAAAGGTAGGATTTCGATTCTACCTTTTTTACTGTTAATGATATTTATAATAAAAAATAGGATAATAAAATGGCATTACAAGATAGTATCAATCCGGCTTTGGCATTCAAGACTGATCAGGAAATGTTTAGTAGAGCATATTCTTGGGAACCAAAACGCCAACATCATTTTTTATTAGTATTTGACGATTTACCTGCATATTTAGTTAAGGCATCTGGAAAACCAACTATTGCAAATGGTGAAGTTGCATTAGATCATATTAATGTTAAGCGATATGTAAAAGGTAAATCTGAATGGAGTACAATTACAATGACATTGTATGATGCTATTGTACCATCAGGTGCACAAGCTGTAATGGAGTGGGTTCGTTTACATCATGAATCTGCAACAGGTAGAGATGGATATTCTTCATTCTATAAAAAATTGCTTAGATTACATCAACTTTCTCCATTAGGTGAAGTTATTGAAGAATGGATCTTAAACGGTGCATTTATAACAGATGCAAGTTTTGGTACATATGATTGGGGTAGCGATTCCGTACAAGAAATTGAATTAACTATCAGATATGATTGGGCATTATTGAATTTCTAATATATTTAGTTAGATTAAATGGGAGTTTCGGCTCCCATTTTCTATGTTTGATATATTTATAATAAAGGTTATAATATGAAACACACAACTCGTTTAGATAATCAACATTTGGTTGATAAAATAAAACAAGATTTCGACAAACAGCAACGAAATAAACTTCCATCAATTATTGCAACATTACCTAGTGCAGGTAGAATATACCCCGAATCAAGTCCTTTGCGTTCTGGAAAAATTGAAATGCGATATATGACTGCGTATGATGAAGATATTTTAACTAATACATCATATATTAAAGAAGGAGTTTTATTTGATAAATTATTAGAATCAATCATTGTTTCGGATATTGATATCAAAGAAATTGCATCGGTTGATAAAAACGGGTTGATTATTTATGCAAGAATATTATCATATGGTGCAGATTATCCTGTTAATGTAATAGATCCTGCAACAGGTAAAACAATTCAACGGACAGTTGATTTAACTAAAATTGGTTATAAACCTTTTGATTTACAATCCGATGAAAACGGAGAATTTACATATCAAGTAAATGATACTACATCAATCAAATATACATATTCTGTAAATTTAACTGATAATGATTCAATCAGTCAATTATTACAAAAAATTATCTGCCAAGTTAATGAATCTAGAAATCCATTAGACATTGAAAACTTTTTGCGATATGAATTTTTTGCACGAGATGCAAAACAATTTAGAACATATTATGCAGAAACAATGCCCGGTTTAAATTTTGATTATGAATTTGAAGGTGAAAATGGAGGCACCTTCATCGCCGGGTTTCCAATTGGACCAGACCTTTTTTGGTTTTAATCCAGAAGACCGAATCACATTGCATGAACGACTATTTAAATTGATTTGGTATGGCGAAGGTCGTTGGGACTGGGATACTATATATAATATGCCAATATCTTTACGTAGATTTTATGTAAGTCAAGTCAATAAAATTTTTGCAGAACAAGCAGAAGCACGAGAAGCTGCAAAAGAAAAACAACGACAGTCCGTTAAATCAAAATCAAAAGAGCCAGATAATCCACCATTCTTTCCTGGTAACATGAAATCTACTAAATAAATATTTATTTAAAAAAGGAATGCAATGGATATTGATCCATGGAAAAGTTTAAAAGATCTTGTTAAGGGCCTTACTGGTGAAGATATTGACAATCTAACCGGAGCCGTAACAACATTAGCTGACCTAGCATCAGTGTCAACTAAAGTAAGTAAGACATTAGTAGCATTAACCGTTCCAATATCAGATATAAATACTGGTTTAGATAAATTAGTTGCAGTTAATAGAGGTATAGGAAAATCATTTCAAGAAGTTGCAAAAAAAGCTACATTTTTAGAACAACGCAATTCAGAATTAAATAAAACATTTGGTATTACTAGCAATGCTGCATTTACATTGTCTAGCAATTTACAAAAAACTGCAAACAATATAGGCATTTCCGGAGAACAGGCAATAAAGTATGCCGGATCTTTAAAAAAATTATTGCCTACTATGTACCAACAAATGGGTGCAAATAATGAAACGTATGAGGGTTTGCAAATGGTTCAACATGCAATGCAAGCTGGTATGGGATTATCTGAAGAACAAGCAAATGCATTTACTGAATATGCCGGCGCACATTCTAATAATGCAAGTCAAATGTTAAAAGTAGCAGAAGAGGTAGCTAAAAGTGTAGATCCAAAAGGCACAATGGGTGCCATGAAAATGATTACACAAGGAATTGCAGATGCGGGGTCGGAAATACAACTTCAATACGGACGAATTCCTGGAACATTAGAAATGGCAGTTGTTAAAGCAGCTAAATTAGGATTTACATTAGAAGATCTTAAAGGTACTGCTGATAATTTATTAGACATTGAATCTAGTATTGGACAAGAATTAGAATATCAATTACTATCAGGTCATCGATTAGTTGATGATCAAGGTCAAAGTTTAACAAATTTATATCGTCAAGCAGCATTGCAAGGCGATATGAATAAACAAGCCGACATCATGAACAAAATTATAAAAGATGAAGGCGAAACTTTAGAAAATAACATGTTTGCTAGACAAGAAATGACTAAAATGTTAGGCATACAAGAATCACAATTAGCATCTGCATTGCAAAAACAAAAGATTTTAGAAAAAGCCGGCGAAGCAGGTATTACTATTAATACAGAAAATGATGAATCAATTAAAGATGCAGCTGCACAATTGGTTAAACAAGGTAAACTGGACCAAAAAGACTTTGAAGCTTTCATGAAATCCAATGACACCAGAACAACTAATGATATATTAGATCAATTAGTTCAAGTTGCAACCGAACAAAAAATATTAACAGCATTGACATATCAACAACAATTTGCAGGTGGTGTACGTGACGAATTAAAGACTGCATTTAAAGATATTGAAAAGCTAATGATATCGAAAAGCATTAAAGATATGCGAATGCTTGGAAAAGATATAAGAGCTGCAGAAGCTGGCGAAGCGGCAGTTAAAGGAAATATATCGGCAGAGAACACTGAAACGAGTACCGCTGCACCTGCAAAATCAGATCTTTTTATTCCTGCAGGGGGCGATGATACTATAATAAGTGGCGATTTTGGAGCATTTACATTGGATAAACGAGATGATATTATGGCAGCTCCAGGTATACGCAACGCAATAAGCAATACCAATTCGGGCAACGGTGATATGATGAAATTTGCTGCAGCAATAGTAGCCGCAATACAACAACAAACTAACGTACTTAGTAGATCCGATTCGGGTTATCGACAAGGTATCAATGATTATTTTAATTAAAGGGCATTATGAATAACAATCCAACCGTTGGCAGTACACAATTTAATGCACCATTTGATATAACACCAAATCCGCAATTACCAAATCCATCTGCACAAAACAACGTACAATTTACTGCACCCTTTGATATAACACCAAATACAATATATACAAATCCAACTACCGGACAAACACAATTCATAACAAATTTTAATCCTGCAGGATTTTCAACCCCATTGTTACAAGATAATCCTACTAGTAATGTTGCATTTGTACCAAATTTTGATTCACCAATTGGTGCAACTGCAACAATAGTAGATAATCCGACACTAACACAACCACAATTTGTAACAAATTTTAATCCTCCTGGATTTTCAACTCCGAATCCAATATCAAATCCAACATATGGTAGTTTTCAATTTAAATCAAGTTGGATGTCAGAAAATTTTGAAGTTTTCAATAATGATACTACGCAAGCTCCTGGACAATTTAATACAACAAAACCACTTGATCAATTTGCTCAAATATTTAAAAATGATACAACACAATCGCCTGATCAATTTATAAATGGATTTAGTACGGCAGCACAACCACTGTCTGAATATTCGGTGCTTAGATATCGTACTGGTCCAATTCAACGTGGTGGTGCAGTGTTTAATAATTATACAAACGTAATACCAACATTTGGATCAGTTTTAAAATCTGCATTAGGATTTGGGGCAGCTTCTGCAGTTGCATTAACAGGAATTCCGCAAATTGGACAGTCTGCAAATCAATTAATTGAACCAATTTCAAATCCAAATGAAAGCAAATATTCTACATTACCATATCAACATTTATCATCAAACATTCCAGGTACGAGAATACCATATCCTGCTAAATATTTAGATTTTAGATCTAGATTAGCATATTCAACTATTGGCGTACCAGATAATTTAAATGGACTTCAAGATACATTGCAAGGATTAAGTAACTTGCGACTAGATGGAGCATCTGCAGCAACTAGAGGTAGTGGAAAAGCTGCACTTTATGCGGCCGCTGCTGCATCTCCATTAGGTGCATATTCAGTATTCAATCTAGATGGCGTTGGAAAATCTGGATTCGGTTGGGGTGATCATGATAGCAAATATGCAATACGGGCTGATTTTACATTGCGAAGTGAAGTAGCAACAACATGGACACCGGAATTAACAGCAGTACCAATTCAGCCAGATCCAGGAGAAGAAGGACAACTTAAATATTATCCAGGTCAATTCCAAGCAACTAGAAAGCCGCAAGAAATAGCAATTCCTTTCCGAGGAGATAAAGTTACTGTTATTGATTTTGGTAAACGTAGATTGGATAAAGCATATCAATGGCGTCCAAATAAATTTAAAAAAGGCGAATTAAATAACATATTAAACGATCGATTAGATACTACGCAAGATTTTATAAAATTTTATTTTACGGGACCTAATTTAGATCCTAGTCAAATTTCAAATCCATTAATAGAAGATGATGTAATAGTATTTCGAGCCATATTGACAGGATTAGATGATTCGTTTGCTGGAAATTGGAGCGAAATAAACATGATCGGTCGTGCAGATCCAAATTATCAATATACCGGATATTCTAGAAATTTATCTGTTAATTTTGATGTAGTTGCTACGGATAGAGATGAATTAAAATCTATATATAGAAAACTCAATGCATTAGCAGGATATACTGCTCCGACATATGATCCGGCTAGTATAGCCATGAAAGCTCCGTGGATGCGTTTAACAATTGGCGATTTATTTTTACAAACACCAGTTGTTATGACAACATTGGGTTATACATATGCAACAGATCATTCATGGGAAATCAATATTGAAGAAGATCCAGAAATGTTCCAAGTTCCGCATAAAGTTGGAGTATCTTGCCAATTCAATATTATTTCTAATTATTTACCGCAGCAACAAGGTAGATTCTTTGGATTAGCAAAACAGTTTGATAAAGATGGAGCTCCGATTCAAGGAAATGATAATTGGTTGAGTGACTTTAAAAATAATGTGCCACCACCACCAGTAGATCCGGTAGAAACGGGAATAACATTGTCACCTGAAGAAACTGCACAAAATTTATTAGATCAACAACAAGATGCAAAGAAACAATTAGAAAAAATTATCAACACAATTAGTTAATTCTAGAAAAAATTATCAACGGCTAAACTCATGAGTAGATATATTAATACCCAAATAATTAAAGATGATAATGGTAAACGAAAGTTGGCAACAACCATAGTTCCAGTAATACCAATATCTCAATTTGACACGTATATTCAAACAACGACTATTGAACGTTTAGACAAATTAGCATATACGTTTTATCAAGATGAATCATTGTGGTGGATTATTGCAACCGCAAATGGTTTAGGAAAAGGAAGTTACATCGTAGCAGCAAATACAACGCTTCGCATACCAAATAAAGATGGCGTTACGGATTATGTTGTTGCATTAAATAGGGCAAGATGAGTCAAAATATATTTTATAACAATGTAGATTTAAATTTGCAAGAAGAATTGAATGCACGAGGTCGTGCAGGATTTTATGATCGTAGTACAAAATCTTTAGATTTCATGTTAGGTAAAATTGCAAACGTGGTAATTATTGCATATACTACGGGTTCCGCGGATCCAAATAAAATAGTTCCGGGATCATATGGTATTTTAGGAGGTCGTACGGTTCAACAAGGTCGATATTTACCTGACGGCCCCGATGGATTTTTAAATGATAGAAAAACATATGTAGAAACAAGTGTTGATTTTTATAAAACGGCACTGGATACGCCATCTCGAGAAGATGCACTCCGCGGAACAGCACCAGTGCCAGGTCGTGCATTTAACAAACAAACAAAATATACGGATAGTTCTAGAAGAATCGGCCCTTATATATCATCTGTAGATATATCAATAGGCGATCATTCAATGGGTTTATTAAATAAAGCAACCGTACAAATTGTTATTCCTAATCCACAACGAGATTTAGATGGAATGGAAGAGGCATGGTTCTATCCAGGGCGATACATACAACTTCGAATTGTGCATCCAGAATCTGCAGTTATTACTAAAAAACCATTGCAAGATGAAACAATTGTACCAGATTCTGGAAGTTTGCAAAAACTTTATCCAAATGTCAAAGTTTCAGATTTAGTTAATAAATTTGGCAAAATGAATGTTTTTAATTTTGAAGGATTAATAACATCATTTGAATTTAGGTACACGACCGATGGAACTATTGAAGCTACATTATCAATAACCGGAACTAGCAATGTATATACCGATGTTTCTTTATATTTTAAGAAAACTGAAGACCCTGAAACAAAAACAAAAACATTTGATGCAAACACAGTAGAAATTAAACCAATAACTGGGTCGACTCAACCAACGGCAGCCGGGTCCGCGCCAGCATCTAATGTAGATCCTAATGCTACTCCGGTGATTGAATTTTATGGCGTATTATATAATCGTGTTTTAGACTTAATAAAACAGCATGAAATTAAATATCAAATTCCAGAACGAGAATGTTCCGTATTAATACATTTTCTGTAGCCGATGATAAAACATCACAATTTGCAACTGATCGTTTTATACTTGCTGGGGAACAATATCTACCAAAAGAAAAATTAACGTTTGTATATGACAAATCATCTAGCGTTGCTGAATCAGTACAATTGCAAGAATTCAATAAAAAAGTACAAAAACAACAATCTGAAACTAATTATAATCGTTATATAACCTTAGGCGGATTAATTCATTATATCAATACCAATTTATTAAATAAAATACAAGGATCTGCAGAAACTGCAACTATTATACATGATGATAAATTTGTTTTTAGTAACTATTATCCAAACTTAGTATCATGTATTCCCGAAGATGTTTTATTTATGCCAGAAGATCCGGGTGGAACTTTAGGCGACGTGTCAAACAAATATGGACAAGTACGTTATTATCAATATGTTAAAACGGACCAAATATATAATACTAATGAGTGGACTTGGACGGGTATATCTGAAAATACAGAATATAGTCAAAAAATTTTTACATCGAGAATTTTTATAAATTTAGAAACTATACAAAAAATTGTAAATGATTTAAGTAGTAAAGGTACGAGTAAATTTACATTAAATGTATTTTTACAAAACATTGCAAATTTAGTAAAAACTGCATCGGGTAGAGCAATTGATTTAAGTTTAGTTACATTGCCTAATAGTAGTACCGAATTAATTTTTTCTGATACTAAATATCTTAAAGATCTAAAAAAAGCAACACCAACATCACCTCCCCGGCCGGTATATCCATATTCGGTACCGATGTTTGCAAACCATCCAAATGGTAGCATTGTGCAAGAATTTACATTTTCTGCAAGATTACCTGATAGTGCAAAAAATTTATCATATGTATTAAATTCTGGTCCGGGGGTATCGGAATCAGATATTGCACCATATTTAAATTACATGTATAATTCTAAAAATGCAGATGATGTTAATAAAGCAATTAAACGATATTCTGATAAACATTTAGAAATTATAAAAACGTTGGAAGACACAAAACAACGATATGGACAATCTCCATATGTTCCAGAAAATCAACAAGCATTGTATAATGCACTAGTTGAATATATAAAATACCCAACAGATGATATTAGAAAATCACAACAGTTAACTGCACCAATGTTTCCATGGGATGTTGATTTTACAATAGATGGAATTAATGGTCTTCGATATGGAGATGTTTTAAAATTTAACGGATTGCCTACCAGATATCAAGTAAATACGGTATTTAGTATAATAAGCATTACGCATACGGTAAGCAGTGATGGAATTTGGAAAACACAAGTTAAATGCATTATGCGTCCAAAAATAGAATGATATGGCCAGATTAAAATTATATTATCCCGTTGATGAAATAACTCCGAACTTGTTTACTCAAGGTAAAGAATTTATGACCGAAGATAATGTAGAATACATTGGAAGTTATCATCGATACATTACTGGAGAAATTTATACCGAATCTGTATGGGATGTTAAAAAATCTAAACGATTGATTGAATATGTTGAAACTGTTACTAAACCTGAATTTGTTTATGACACGCTGAATCCTAATTTAACATTAAAATACATTCAGCCAAAAGCACATTCAGTTACTGTTAATAAAACAGATATACGAAATGGATATATTACTAGATATTTTATTAAACGCATCAATGATGAAAATATTATAGAAATAAATCAATTACAATATACTGCATGGACTCAAGATGTCATAGAAAAGAAAATGCACATTGCTATACAATTAATATGGTATATTTCTGGCGAAATTGAAGATACGTTTGATGGCATAGTTAAAAAATCAGGGGTTGTTACAAACAATCAAAAACAAGTTACATATGCTAGTAAGACATTGCCTGGCATTTCTAATATTTTAACTAACTTCACACAATTTTATACGGATAATGATTATTCAACTCCGGTTGATATAAACGGGTTGGATTCTTAACTTTTTTTTCTTATTATTCATATATGATTGTGGATACTGAAGAAGATGTACTAAGCACATTGCGTTTCATACAAGGACGCAAAACGTTGTTAGTTCCAATATTCTGTAGTCCCACAATTCATGTTGCAGCAAATACATTATGTGCTGTATACATTTATACGGAAGATGATGTAGAAAGAATGATTCCATTTCGTCATTCTGAACAACTAAGGGGCTTTACCGAACATGTCCCGAAGTTTTTAGCATTGGAGAATATCTTTGTTCATGACA